ACTGTCTTTCAACAGAGAAGCCTACACCTGTACCATTCATAAGTATATATAGTACTTCATCAAATGCTCTTGGACTATCAATAGGAATATAAGAACAATTATAACCTGCTACATTCTCTCTATCTAATGCTTTACCTGATGTCATCAAAGCTCTCATGCTTGGCATAACTTGTAAGGAAAGTATACCTTCTTCTAAATCTTCCCACTCTTTCTTTTTAATTACACCATCATAATTATTATCTATATGTTCTTTAAAGAAAGCTATAAGTCTACTTACAGTTTCACTCCAACTTTCTCTTCTACCTTCCTCTTCTAGCCAACGTGAGTACCTAGACATGTGAATGAATGATTGATACTCAGTAGGTAAATAATTATTTCCTAGTAATGATGCCATCTATTTTTCCTTTCCATACTTCTTTTCTAATATTAACTCTGCATAGTGTATTACTTTTCTAATATCTTCTATGCCATTTTTTGTTTTATGACGAGTTATATATTTTACCACATTACCTTCTAAGAAGTCAAGATTATTTTTAATAATATAATCTACAGGTTGTATAACACAATCTTTATAATGACTACCACCTATTTGTTTATCACTAGGTTTACCATACTCATACTCATACGTACCTTTTTTTATAGCATCTTCTTCAGCATCTCTTCTCTTCATATAATCTCTATAACTTTCTTGAGACCATCCTCTATCTTCTTCAGGATTTATCAAGGACTCTTCTGATTCTTTGTCTGACATATTTTATTTCCTTTGAATTAATTACTTTAATTGCAAAACTTCTTGTATACTCTGCATTCATACCTGCACTCTCACATATATACTCAAAGTTATCACACGTTACACCTACACTACAGAAGAACCATGCACGAGCATTTGCTCTTTCAACACTTACTCGTGATGATTCTACTTTAGTTTTTTCTTTTGTTGCATCTAACAATGCTTGAAATATAACAGACAAGAATAACATACGTTCAGCACTACTGTTCTCATGTTCTTGTATCTCTGTTAAGATCTCAATGTATTCTTCATTCATTAGTCTTCTGTTATTTCATCTCTAAATGTATCCTTTAACATAGATGCAGCTTCATCTGCTTCAGCAGCTAACTTTATTTGTTTGATAAACTCATCAACAATTTGTCCATGCTCTCCTATGCCAACAGGATGTTGTAAGTATATACGTGCATTAGTTATAGCTTTATCTCTTTGTGATTCAAACTCAGCTAGTGCTGTGTCGTACATTGCTTTCTTTACTGACATTGTGTACCTCCTTTCTTTCTACAGGTCTAAAAAATTTACCACCTATATAATTATTATAATATTTATGATTGTCTGATCCTTCAACACAAGAAGTTAAAACACTATGTTGTACTTGATAAACTAACTCATAATATTTTAAACTTCTTTTATTTTTAAATTCATCAATCACTTCAAACTTAAAATGTTTTTTACCTAGTTTTTTTATATCTTCTTTTAAATATTTTGAAGATCCCATGTAAGATTGCCATCTTGATTCTCGTTTTGACTTACCAATAAAGTATTGTTTACATCCTATATATTTTTTATTTGTTTTTAAGTTTGTAATAATATAAACAAAACCAAATTGTTCAAGATTAGGTACAAAAAGTTTACCTGTTCTTAAACCTAACCAATGATTTCCTACCAATCTGTAACCTCTTCTACGTTAGGTGCTTTAGAAACTTGTGTAAGATACCTAAGACCTTTAGCATAATTAAATGCACGTAATCCTTGACCTTGATTAGCATCACTCCAACAGCTACGTTTATGTGAACAATACAAACAACCAATAGCAAGCTTACGATTGCCACTAAGACCATCAGGAATAGAATCATAACACCTATCAGGTGGATTATCTTTGTCCAAAGCAGTTTTAAGATAGTCAATTCTTTCTTTAGCATTAATCATTTCCAATGAATGAACATCAGTTAAACATATATTACCATGCTGTTTATCTATCACAAGAAAAGCAGCTTCATCTACTCCATTACCTTCAGCATAAGCAGAGATCTGTGCTATATAACCAAAGGGATCATCAGAGTATAGTTTCTTTTGAGAAAACTTTTCAAAACTTCTGCCTGATGCACTCTTACAATCAACAAGAACTCCATCAATCATACAATCTTGATGTCCTTTTATACCATTAACATTAACTTCTTTTTGTTGCTCAGTTACTTCATGTCCTGCAATACGTGAGAGAACAATTAATAAATCTTCAAGTAAATGACCATACAAAAACTTAATACGAGTATGAGGTTGTAAAGGTTCAGGAATTTCTTTAGTATTTTTATCATACCATAACTGTCTTGCAGGTTTACCTATAGCAGATAGTCTAAGGTTACGTCTTTCTCTAGGTTTTTCGTTTAATATATTCTTCATAGTCTCTTTAATACTTTTTGTAAAAGAGTCTAAATGTTTATCTACTTCTTCTTCACTTATTTCTATATCATTTTCAGGTTCAAATAAATTATATATATCTTCTACTAAAGTATCTATTTTTTTCATAGTAAATAATGGGGAGATACTCGTTCAGTAATACCTCCCCATCCTTTCTTGGTTGGTTAAGAAGCGAAGGATAGTTCTTCGTCTGAGTCTTCAGTTACAAACCCATCAGGAACAACTTCAAAAGCTTCATCTGCATCAGCGTCTACGTTATAAGGAACTAAATTAGTTACCTGCACAGCACGTAGATCAGCAGATGTTCCAGAACGACCTTTAAATTCCCAGTCATATGTACTATACAATACATTTACTTCTGAACCATTACCAATTAATGTACCAGACATGTTACGTTTACCTGCGTCAACAACTTCAGGTGCTTTATTCATGTTACCATCTTTACGTCTAACTTTTCTTTTAACAGTAACAAAGTCACCTCTGTCATCACCTTTATTCTTAACAGATAAACCATCTGCTTTAGCTACATCAGTATTCTTTTTGTCTAAGTTACCAACATCTATTGACCATACTCCATCTGAATCAAATGTAGTATTTGGGCTAACGATTGATGCCCAGTATGCGTTTCCTTTTAGTACACTCATGTGTATCTTCCTTTCATTTTTATTAATAACAGAATTATGACATACCTCTGAAACAATGTCAAGAGATTTTTTCATAATAAATGTTTTATTTAAGTTAAGTATTAAACTCATCTCGATTCTTGAGATAAGGTCTTGTTTTCCTTGATGTATTCTACCCCATGTTTTGTATTCAGCATCACTATAACTTTTAACTCTGGTATTTTTATCTACAACTTTGTCAGTTAATTCTACTAACTCTTTTGCATCACACCATACATAGTCATACTCTCTTTCAAATACAAAGTAATCACAGTCACCATAAAGCCACCCTTTATTACCCATTGTATTTAAAAATTCAACAACAATCCATGCGTCATCAAAAAACTTGTTTTTATTTCCAGTTCTTCTAGCCTTTACATCTACACTAACTGTTAATCCTTTGTATGTTAAGTATAAATCTATATGTTTATTTATATTCTCTTGTTCATCAGCTATTGTAACTGTATAACCATGTGATTTAGCTGTCTGTATAAATTCATTCTCTACTTTTATACCTCGCTTAATATAATCAGCATGATCTTTTCTTCCTTTAAATTCTTGTACTAATGTGTCTCTGCCCATGTCTTACCTACCTTCCATTCATTATCAAGAGGACATCTCATTTGTAATTGTTTCTCAGTATCTTTCATAGCATCTTTAGTTAGCTGTCCAAACTTATTTATTACTTTGTTTGAAACTTCAAACTGATACTCATCATGTATACTTGCTACAAGTTTAGCATCAATACCTGTTCTACTAATACGTTTATTCATATTGCATAACCATACTTTACAAACAACAGCACCTGCTCCTTGTATCAAGGTATTCAATGCACTATGTGGACTACGTATATGTAAACGTCTACCATCAATACCTTTGATAGTACCTTTAGAAGCAGCTTTTGTTACAGCATCACGTACTCTTTTTAATGCTGGCATACTAGATAAGAACTTATTAATTAATTGTTGTCCTTCTTTAGCACCTGCTCCTACTATCTGACCTATCTTAGATGCACCTGCACCATACATAAATGCATAGATAAATGTCTTTGCCTGGTCTCTATCAGTTAGACCTGCCATTTGCATATTATGTGTATGTATATCTCCAGTCAATAGTATATCTGTAAATGTAGTATCATTCATTAGATGTGCTAGACATCTTAATTCTAAACCACTTGCATCAGTTCCTACTATGGAATGAGTATAAGGATTATCAACTGTCCAACAATCCCTACACTCTTTTCCATATGGAGAACGAACTGCAGGTATCTGTGCCATGTTAGGAGAATGATGAGACATACGACCAGTAATAGTTTTAAGAGTCATAACTCTGCCATGTACTCTACCATCTCTGTCATCACATGCTTCTATCCATGACTTAATCTGTGCTATACGTTTCTGTAAGAGAAAGAACCTTGAGAACTTTCTAGCTTCAGGCATATCTATTGTATCTAATACAGCTTCATTAATAATAATGTTACCTTTATCTGTATGTTTCTTTGGTTTCCAACCTAACTTCATTAGTCTGTCTGCAATCTGTTGTCTTGAACCTATGTTAAAAGGTATGTATTTTGTTTTTGTTTTTAACTCTACAACTGTAGGTTCAAAGGTTGTTACTGACCACTTTTCTAAACCATTAGCTTCATCTTTTAATTTATTATAAAGACTCATAGCTTTTTGCATGTCCATAGCAAAGCCATTCTTTTCTTGTTTATCTATTATAACTCTAACTTTATGTTCTAATCTAATAGAACTAGAAGAAAAACCTTTACCTTCATTCTGTAAAATATTGAATAACTTATGTGTTATATTTACATCTTGTTTACAATACTCTAACATGTCTGGTGTATATATTTCAAAGGTATCAACATCTCCTTTAGGAAATCCTAATCTTTCTCCCCATGCTTTTAAACTATGACCATCACGAATAGGATTGAACAACTGTGATAATACAAGTGTATCTACAATCTGACTAGGTTTGATGTTAGTACCTAGCAATCTATTACACACAGGTGCATCAAATGATAAACCATTATGCATAATAAATTGCTTGACACCTTGTGACCAATCTCTAAACCCATGTACCATATTAGGAGGGAAAGGGTAAACCCTCCCAGAGTCTATGTCTTTAGCCACTATACAATGAACCTTTGTTGCATCTAAGCTATCTGTTTCTATATCAACTACTGCTCTCATTCTCTTTCCAATCATACCAATACTCATTATATAATATCATGGGAGTTCTCTCACCTACCCATACATTTGCGATATTAAACTGAGCAAACTCATCTGCTTCTTCCCATTCCATACCATCTCGTTCTCTTAATATCTCACATATTTTACTGTAAGAGTATACAAGTAAAGGTTGTTTACTATATTGTTCTCCATATCCTATGATAGCATCATCAAAACCATCTATCTTCAGAGTTTCTTTCTCAAATATATCAAAGTCTATCAAAATGATACCTCCTCATCATTATCATCTACTTCGTAAGGATTGTCAATCTCTTTCATACGACCTGTCTCTTTATCATAATAAAGATGTGTAGCTATACCAGTATCTCCAGTATATCTATTCTTTAGAATACGTATTGTAGTAGTGTTAGATGCTACATCATCTTCTGCTTGTTGATTACGTTCTAATCCTATCACACTATCAGATAGATGTGCAATAGATGCAGAGCCACGTAGATGTGAGAGAGTAATCTCTTTACCATTCTCATGTCCTGCATCACCTGCAGGTCTACGTAGATGTGATACTAATAGTAATCCAACACCAGTTTGTTCTACTAATGAACGTAACTTAGTCATCAATACATCAATAGATTTTCTTTCATCTCCATCTTCCTGACCTGATACAAGTATAGATAAGTGATCAAGGAATATCCATTTACAATCCAAAGCTTGTGCC